ATATTATATTTAACAACTACACAGAAATTTAGAGATGCTTCTGCTTGGTATCACATTATTGTTTCTATTGATACCACTCAATCTACAGCATCAGATAGGGCTAAACTTTATGTTAATGGCTCGCAAATAACTGATTTTAATAGTGCTACTTACCCAAGCCTAAATCAAGATTTAAGAATAGGAGATACTTCTTATGAACATTGGATAGGTAGGATAGGAAGGTCAACTTTTAATTATGGGTTAGACGGCTACCTAGCAGAAGTAAACTTCATAGACGGTCAAGCATTATCCCCAACAGACTTCGGTGAGACTGGTGACTATGGTGAATGGAAACCTATTAAATATACTGGTACTTATGGTACTAATGGATTCTACCTAGACTTTGGTAATACTGCTGCTGCACACACAATAACTGCTAATGGTAATGCTCAACATTCTACCTCTCAATCTAAGATAGGTTCTAGTAGTATTGCTTTAGATGGTAGTGGTGATTATTTAACTATACCTGATAGTGATGATTGGAAACTAAGCGGTGATTTCACAATAGAGGGATGGAGTAGGCAAACATCAAACGGGACAGGAATGATGTTATGTCATTCTAATTATGATGGTAATATGTCTTGGTTAGTAGGTATTACTGGACAAGATGGTCTAAGATTTGTTTGGTATCCTTCAGGTAGTAATGGTAGTGAATCTTATGTTAATGCTGGGGGTACTTGGAATACTGGAACTTGGTATCACTGGGCTGTATCTGTATCAGGTACTACTGCGAGATTTTATCAAGACGGTGTTTTATTAACATCAAGTACGATGTCAATCAACCCTTTCTTTGATTCTTCTTATAACTTTGCAGTAGGTTGTAATTTTGAACTAGGAAATGCTGCTAACTTTTATGATGGTTATTTAGATGAAATAAGAGTATCAAGCACAGCAAGATATACATCTAACTTCACACCTAGTACCTCAGCATTCACTACTGATGCTGATACTGAATTGTTGATTCATTCAGATACTACTAATGGCTCAACTACATTCACAGATTCAAGCACAACTTATGCTGGTTTAGGTAATGACCAGTCTAGTAATACTAACAACTGGACTACTAATAATCTAGCATCAACAGACCAAGTAAAGGATAGTCCTACTAATAACTTCTGTACGTTGAATGTAATAGAAAAAAACTCTACCTCATCAATAACCTTATCGGAAGGAAACCTTAAAGCAACTTCATCAGGTGGGTGGCATCGTAGTTTAGCAAATATAGGTATGTCATCTGGTAAGTGGTATTGTGAAGTATATATTGTTTCAGGAAGTAATCAATTAGTTGGGTTTGGCACAGCAGAGGCAGGGGATACTCATATTGGTGCTGATTCAGAAGGGTGGTCTTACCACTCTCCTGATGGAAATAAACGGAATCCACCTACTAACTCATCTTACGGTTCAAGTTGGACAACTGGTGATATTATTGGTATGCTATATGATAATGGTACATTATCTTTTGAAAAGAATGGAGTATCTCAAGGTACTGCTTTTACTGGAATAACAGATGAATTGTTTTTTGCTACCTCTACCGCATACGCAGGTAATGTTCAAGTAGCAAACTTCGGACAAGACTCATCATTCGCAGGTAACAAGACAGGCTCAGCAGGACCATACACTGACGGTAATGGTTATGGTGATTTCTATTACGAACCACCTACTGGCTTTAATGCTCTGTGTACTGCTAATCTATCTGACCCTGCTGTGATACCTAGTGAACATTTTAATGTGGTTACTTATACTGGTAATGATTCTACATTAGTTGTAACTTCGGGATTTGCTACAGATTTATTCTGGACTAAAAGAAGAAGTGCAGCAGCAAACCACTGTCTTGTTGATACAATTAGAACACGCTCAAAGATATTATATTCTAACTTAACTAACGCCGAGGCTAATGCGGCTACGGGTAAAGAAGTAGCATCTTTTGATAGCACAGGTGTTACTTTAGGACCTAGTGATACAACATCAGGTATTAACTCAGGCAGTTCAACTTATGTATCTTGGAACTGGAAAGCAAACGGTTCTGATGTACTAAACGAGAACGGTACTATTGATTCACAGGTAAGTGCTAATACAGATGCTGGGTTCAGTATTGTTAGTTATACTGGTACTGGTAGTGCTGGTACGGTAGGTCACGGACTATCTTCTGCGCCTGAGATGGTGATTATTAAAAATCGTGATAACGGTGGAGTGAATTGGAGTGTTTATCATAAGTCTATATTAGCAACATATCACGTGTATCTTAATGCTACTAATGCAAAAGCAACAAGTACCGCTCAGTTTAATGATACTGAACCTACAACAACCGTATTTTCTGTGGGGTGGTCATCACTAACAAATAATAGTAGTCAGGAAGAGATAGCATACTGCTTCCACAGCGTAGATGGCTACTCTAAAGTAGGCTCATATACTGGTAACGGTAGTAGTGATGGTACATTTGTTTATACTGGGTTTAGACCTAAGTATATCCTTTGGAAATACGCAAGTAGAACTGGTGAGTGGGCTATTATGGATTCTGAAAGAGATACCTATAATGCAGCCGATACTATATTAATTGCAGATGGTAGTAATTCTGAATGGACTGACAGTTATCGTGTGTTTGATTTCTTATCTAATGGTTTCAAACTAAGAAATGGTGGTAATGACGCTAATCAATCAGGGCAAACAATAATTTACATCGCATTCGCAGAACAACCATTCAAATATACTAACGCAAGATAATAGGAGAACACAATAATGTGGATTTATAACGAAACAATAATCAAAACACCAAAGACTATGGTGATAGCAGACATTACTTATCCTAAGCAGATATTCAAGGATAGTGCCTTATTATCTTCACTAGGTATTGAGCCTTATGTGATGCCAGAGCAGAAGAATCAGAGGTACTGGTGGAATAACGAGACGCCTCGTGATGTAGATACACTTAAAGAGCAGATGATTGCTACTGTTAAATCTCAAGTAGGTTCAAGACTAAAGCCTACTGACTGGATGGTTATCAGAGAGGCTGATGGTGGTACTACTATGAATGCTGATGTTAAGGCTTATCGTAGTGCTATTAGAACTGAGGGTGATGCTAAGGAATTAGAGATTGAAGCTTTAGTAACACTTGATGATGTCATTGAATACGAGAACAAGCCTCATACTGAAGTGAGAAAGGTTAAGCATACTGCTGAAGATGGTGTGGAAACTTATGGACCAGAGACTGATAGTTATACTAGAGAGATTAATATGACTATGCACTTTGATGCTGTTGACCCTTTGGCTAAAGTTGACCCTGCGTTTGTATCGCTGACTGAGGTATAAGTGACTTATGTTGAGATAATACAATTCCTATTAGTAGTGATTATGACTGGTGGTGGTTACTGGTTATCAAGACTAGCCAAGGATGTTAAAGAGTTAGAGAATAATATGAATGCGTGTCAGACCTCACTACCTGAGAAATATGTAATGAAGTCAGACTATAAAGACGATATTAAAGAGATTAAATCAATGCTTGGTGACTTGTATGATTTAACTCGCAATAGACAATGATTGATTATCTAGTGCCGATAGCAGACTGTACTTTGTTCTTTCCGTATCTGTACTGTTGCTAGGGGGAGAAGATGAAGAAGTATATGACAAGAGATTCCAAAGGTAGATTTAGACACTCTTACTGGTGGGAAAAGTTAACCTATGTTATTAAGAAGTTGTTAAAGAGATGAGCATCTTAGTTGAACTACTACCTATGTTGTTTGGCTATGTTGCTAAGTTAGTAGCAATTAAGTCTAAAGCATCACAGGATAGCCTAAATTTAGCGATTATGGCTAATAAATCTAATAATGAGGTGATTGCTCAGGCTAGAGAACAATCTAACAAAGAATCGCCTTATGCTGCGTTCAACCGTAGAGTGATATTCTTTACGATATTAATGCTTGTGGTGTTCTATGTACTAGCACCTGTATTCTTAAATGTACAGACTGCTGTGCCGATTGTTCACGAGGGGTTTAGTTTTCTAGGTTTTCAACTAACTGCTGATGAGATTGAATATAAGATGGTATCAGGCTTAGTTAAATATGATGAAGTGTTTGCTTGGTGTGCGATGATATTAGAGTTTTATGTAGGTTCGCAGGTCGCTAAAGGATAATTATGAATAAGAAATGTATTTTAATATTTGGACTTGGTGCTTTAATATCGCTTACTGCATCAGCAATGTTTATGAATTGGATGAAGATGCCTATGGATATGGCTAATTCAATGATGAATGTAGGCTCACAACAACAGCCTATACAAAGAAGACAACCTGCACCATTGGTGTGTGATTGTCGTTGTAATGATAAAGGAGAATAAAATGTTAAGATATAAAGCACCTGAAGCACCAAAACCAACACCTAAGAAGAAAGCACCTGCTAAGAAAAAAGCATCTAAGTAGTTGATTTAACTAACAATTTAGTATTATAATACAACTAAACGGAGAATCCTATGACCTTTAGAGAACTTATTAATGAAGTCTTAATCAGGTTGAGAGAGGACACCATTGCTACCGATTGGTCGGGGAATATCAATGATAGTACAACGATAACAGATTATCAAAAGGTTATCGGCTCACTGATCAACGACTCAAAGAGAAACATTGAAAGCTACCACGATTGGTTAGTCCTGCGTGAAACTGTAGATGTAACTACTGTATCAGGTACTAGAAACTATAATCTATCCTCTGGTCAAGAGATTAAGGTAGTTGATGTTATTAATCAGACACAGGGTAATCATTTAGTACAGGTATCAAGACAGTATATCAATTCAACTAAGTACCCTTCCTCAAATTCTGGGGAACCTTTGTATTATGCTTTTAATGGTTCTGATTCATCTAACAATCTTAAAGTTGATTTAGAGCCTATACCTGATTCAGCACAGACAATCTCATTTGATATTGTTAAATATCAAGATGAGTTAAAGACAGCTACTACTGTATTAAAGATACCTGAGAAGCCTGTGATATTAGGTGCTTGGGCTAGAGCAATATCTGAACGTGGTGAAGATGGAGGCTCTCAAACAAGTGTAGTCGCACAAGAAACTTCAGAGTCTCTTAATCAAGCTATTATGTTGGATAGTGGTAATGTTCAGTATGAAAGTGAGTGGTACATAAACTGATGACAGCTCCTATACAACCTTTAGTATTAGACTCTATCGGGATATACGGTCTTAATAGACAGGCATCCCCATCATCTCTTGACCATCAATGGTTGACTGCTGCTACTAACATTATGCTTGATGATAGAGGTCGTATAACCTCTCGTAAGGGTATTAAACAGATAACTGATACTATCGGTACTTCGTCATCTAATTCTTATATTGTTAAGTCATTAGGTGAATATAGAAATGCTACAGGTAGTTCAACTATCTTTGCAGGTTCTAACGATAAGATATATAAACTTAATGTAGGTAATAGTCCTAATACTTTAGATGCTCAAACATTCACAGGAACACCTCAAACATTAACTGATGGTAACTGGGAGTTCTGTAACTTCAATAATAAGTTCTATGCGGTACAAGCAAGTCATAAACCTATTTACTATGATGGCACTAACTGGATGGATTTAGAAGATGCCTCTGGTTTCTTAGCACCCTCTGGTGTAACCACATTTAATCCTAGTAGTTGTGTAGGAGGCTTTGGTAGATTATGGGTTGCTGGTATTGCTGAGGCTAATGATGTTGTTTATTACTCTGATACTTTAATTGGTCATAAGTTCCAAACTGGTGCTGCTGGTAATGTAGATATGAAGACAGTATGGGGTGGAGACCAAGTTATTGCCCTTGCTAACTTTATGGGTAAGTTAGTTATCTTCGGTAAGAGGAATATAGCTATCTACAATAATCCTGAAGACCCTGATACTATGTCATTAGATGAAGTTGTAAGAGGTGTAGGTTGTGTTGCTAGAGACTCCGTACAGGCTCTTGGTGATGATGTTATATTCTTATCTAACTCTGGTGTTCGTTCTTTAAATAGAACTACTGAGAAGGACAAGATGCCTTTAACTGACCTATCTCTTAATGTTAAAGATGAGATAACTACTCATATTGTAAGTGCAGATATGGACCAAGTTAAAGGTCAGTATTGTTTATGTGGTGGTTATTATGCTTTGTCATTCCCTGATAGAAACATAACCTATGTGTTTGACTTTAAAGGTAAAGTAGGTGATACTCCTAGAGTAACTACTTGGAACTTTGAAACTAAGAAGACACCTAAATCATTCCTGTCAACAGCAGGTGGTGTTATGTATATAGGTGGTGGTCATTCAAATTACAAAGGTAGAGTATCAACTTATACTGATTATTATGATGTCGAGAAGAGTGATGTAACAGCAACTTATGGTACTTCAAGTGCTTGTACGACTGCTGGACATACTTGGGAGTCAACTAACTCTAAGTGTTGGGAGACTACAAACAATACTTATCAAGCAGACTTTAAGACTGTATGGTTAGACTTCGGAGACCCTTCAAGGGCTAAGTTATTAAAGAGGTTCTTAGCGGTAATATCAGGTGGTAAGAATATGGCTGTAACCATGAACTGGTACAGGGACTACAGTGTTACTGCTGATTCAGGTAGTTTTACTTTATCACCTACTACAAGCGGCTCAAGTTATTTATGGGGTAGTTCAACATCATTATATGGTGCTGCTAAGTATGCCCCCTCCTTCCAACCACAAGAATACAAGATGTCACTATCTAAGTCGGCTAAGGTATTAAGAATGGAAATGAAAGGTACTGTTAATGGATTTAAAGCTTCATTACAGAATATGGTTATATGGGCTAAACAAGGTAAGATTAGATAATATAGGAATATAAGATGAGTGATTATAATTTACAAGTAAGTTGGTCAGGTAAGGATGCGTTGAGTGATTCAGATGCCGACAAAGTAATATCAGGTGATGATTTTAATACTGAGTTCACAGCAGTACAAACAGCAGTAAATACTAAAGCAGATATTAATGGTTCAGCTACTGAGTCCTTTAGTGCTACTACAGCTACTGCTGGTACTAATACTACACAGGTAGCTACAACTGCTTTCGTTGAGAACGCAACTTCAGCAGCAAGCCTTGCAGATGCTATATATCCTGTAGGTGCTATATTTACTACGGTTACTGCCTATGCGGATTCAGCAGCAGTAGTCGCAGCAGTAGGTGGAACTACTTGGGTTGCTTTTGGTGCTGGTAAGATGCCTATTGGTGTTGACTCCAGTGATACTGACTTTGATACTGCTGAAGAAACTGGTGGTGCTAAGACTCATACATTAACAGCAGCAGAGATACCTGACCATAACCACGTTTATAAATATAATCACGGACAAGGTTCAGGTAGTGGTGTGAACTTTTCAGGTTCATCAACTGCTCTTGCTTATACATATACAGCAACAACAGATGAAAATGTATCATCAAGTACAAACCACAGTTTAGATACAACAGGTATCAACGCAGGTACTTATCCAGGTGGCACAGCACACAGTATTATGAACCCATATATTGCAGTATATATGTGGAAGAGAACAGCTTAATGAAAGATGTAACTGAACAATTACCAGTGTTTAAAGAAAACCTAGACTATTGGTTGATAGGTAACTCGAATATAAGTAAAGATGGGGCGATCTAAATGACAACAGCATTAAACAATCTGTTAGCAAATATGAAGCAACAAGGAATGCTTACATCTGTTGGTGAGATTCCACAATATGTCCCTTATTGGTTAAAAGGAACAGAGTACGGTGTTCCAGCCACTATACCTATTCAATTAGGTGCTGATATATACAATAGAGGTGGTGGAAGTGATGATTCCCCTATTGTTACAGGAGAGCCTAGGTCTGCCAAGCAAAGTTTTAGAGATTGGTGGAACTTAGATGACGATATAACAGGCACTAGAGGTTTAGTTTCGGCAGCTGGTTTTATACCTGGAGCTGGTATGTTTGCTGGTTTAGGTAAGGCTTGGGGAGATTATTCGTATGGAGTAAATCCACTTTCTAATTTATCTTCAATGACTTTAGCTGGAGCAACTATACCTTATGCTAAGTCAATGGAAGAAGCTCTACTATTAAGTAAAGCAGGTGCTTTTACTGGAAATATCTTAGGTGATAAGATTGTTGGTAGTAAATTATTTGATACTTATATTCCTGAATACACTGAAGGGATTAAAGATTCACCTTGGCATGAAGAAGCCGAGAGTATGGGTTTAAAACAAGGAACAAGAGAATACGATCATTTTATTAATGCTGTAACTGGAGGTTTAGCAAGAAATGAAAAAGTTGATCCTGAAATAATGGAGGCTTACGACTCTCGTAAAGAACAAAGATGGAGAGGTATGGATGACCCAGATGCTGCTATGTATGATGAGGTATTTGAACAAAATATGTCAGTACCTAGTGTCGAGCCTTATAGTATTAATGACTTTAAAGGTATGTTTTCAGGTATTTCAGAAACTGTGGATCAAGCTATATCAGGTGTATCTGATTGGTGGGATAATCTTTCATTTGAAAGTAAATCAACTCCACAAGCCGATCTTACTGTAGGCGACTATGGCAAACAAGGTGATGATACTTGGAGATCAGGCGGTGTAACTTACCATGGTAGTAGTTACGACTGGAACGCTGATAATACTGGATATACTGATAGTCAGTATGACGCGTATCAAGATGAATATAATAATCCTAATGAATCTACTGGACCTAGTAGTTCATCAGGAAGTAACAGTGGATTTAATGATAGTTCACATAACTGGAATTAAGTAAAGGAGAAAGATTATGGCTAATTGGTGGGAAGAATGGGACTGGGGTGATACTTTAGGTGCTGCTGCAACTCTGGGTGCTGGTTATATGGCTAGTAAAGCCGCAAAACAATCTACAGCCGCACAACAACGAGCTGCTGACTTAGCTTGGGAGCGTTCACAACCTTGGAATGTAGGTGGAGCATTTGGTGCTGCAACTTTTGATCCAAGTACAAGAACATCATTACAAACTTTATCGCCTGCAATGCAAACAGAATATGATGCTGCTATGGCATCTGCTGCTGCAAATAGAGGACAAGTTGCTAGTCTAGGTGCTGATCCTGCTGCAATGGGAAAACAGTTCTATGAACAACAGAAGGCTTTATACGCACCTGAACAAGCCAAACAAAGACAAGAGCGTGAAAATAGATTAATAGCACAAGGTATGTTTGGTTCTACTGGTGGTAGAGAACAGATGAACGCATTACTAGACGCTCAAGCACAACAAGATGCTCAAGCTAAAATTGCTGGATTTGATAAAGCTCAAGCTCTACTTGATACTTACAGAGGTCGTCAAGCATCTGATCTTGCATTAGCTCAAGGTCTTGGTAATCTACCTGCTACTTATGGACAAGCTGGTATGGGTATCGGTCAAGGTTTATCTAACATTGCTGGCACTGCTGCTGCAATGCAATCTAGTGCTGCTAAACAGATGTCTGATGCTACTGCTGGAATGTGGGGCGGTCTTGCAACTGGTGTTGATAAATACGTACATCCAGATATGTATAAGTACACTAAATAGGAGATACCATGGCTGATTCAATGTTTAACTTTTATGACTCTTTAAAAGAAAGGAGAGATGCTCCTAGACAGGTTGCTATGGATTACTCTAAGATACCAGAGGGTCGTGTTGCTGCTGCTGTAATGGCACAGACTGCTGGTATGCTTGGTGGTCAAGCTATGGAGGCTGCTGGCTATCAAACAGCTGACCAAATAAGAAACGAAAAGATTATGGAAATTAGACAACAGTTCCCTAATCCTACTACTGATGCTGACTTTAGGCAAATTGGCAATGCTTTTAATAATATCGGTGAAACTGGATACGCTGAGAAGGCATTTGACCAGATTAAGGCTGGCTCAACCTCAGCACAAAAGTTTAATTTTGACACTCAGGCATCTGCTCTACAACAAGCATTTATTGCTGAGCATCCTGAAGGTTTAGATACAATCGGTAATCTTAAAAAGTTCAAGAAACAATTAGAGCAAGCTGGTTTAGGCAACACAACTATTTATGGAAGAGTTAGTGCGGATTTAAGAACTCTTAGGGGTGAAGAAGCAAAATCTGGTAAGTTTACTTCTACACAGGTAACTGACTTATCTAAACAAATGACAGATAACAATCTTCCAGAGATGCAAAACAGAATCTCTAACATGGAAAGATTAATTCTTAAATTTAAAGGCAAGAATATGCCAGGTATTAACTTCTTTGAACAAGCAGAAGCTTGGTGGGATGATGATGCTAAAGAAGTACAATCTGCGTTTTCTGAATTAAGAAACATTGTTCTAAAAGACCGCTCAGGTGCTGCTGTAACAAACCCTGAATTTGAAAGATTAAAAGAGGAAATTAGAGGCGCTACTACAATAACTGACAAAGATGTTATTAGATGGACTAAGAGATTGAGACAAGTATTAGACACGGATGTTAATGCTGTTCTTGCTGGTTATGATGATGATGCTGTTAGTGTATATTTAAAAAGAGCAGGTTCTGTAGAAACAACAAGACGAACTTCAGATTTATCAGCAGAAGACCAAGCACTTATTGATAAGTATTCTAAATAGGAAATATTATGACAACTAAGTCAGAATTAATTACAGCATTAAGAAATGCTGATGAGCAAGGTGATACAGAAGCTGCTAGAAGAATTACAGAGCTTCTTCAAGCTGGTCAATATGCTGGAGCATCACAATTAGATTATAAGTCGGCTTATGATAGACAAATTGAATCAGAAGTTGGAAAAAGACAAGAAATCACTCCAGAAACTTTAGAGCCAAGCTGGTGGGAAACTGAAGCTGGACAAACTGGCGGTGGTATTGTTGGTGGTATTAGGGGTGCTAAATATGGTTACGAGATAACACCCCCTATAGGACCTTGGGCTAAACCAGTTGGTGGTATTGCATTTGGTGCTTTAGGTGCTTTTGGTGGTGGAGCTACAGGTGAGGCTGGAACTCAAGCTTATCAAGCTTATACAGACAATCCTTTATCGCCTAGAAACTGGGATGAATCAGCTGAAAGAATACTTGAGGCTGGAAAAGAGGAAGCTTTGTACGATGTTATGGGTAGTGTTTTCTTCAAAACAGTAGGCGCTGGCTGGAGAGCTTTTAGACCTAAAGAAATTAAAGGCATTGAAGACGTACAAAAAACATTTGGTGAATTTGGCGGAAAACTAACAGCCGCTCAAAGAACAGACTCAACTATTATCTCAGGCATTGAGGGATTAGTAAGAGTAGCGTGGGGTGGTGGAAGATTACGTCAAGTTGACACGTTAAACGATATTGCTATTTCAAAATATGCTGATGATTACGTAAAGCAATTTATGGGTACAGCTAATAAAGAGCTTACAGACGAAGGCATCGGTAGATTATTTATAAATTCATTAGAGTTAGGAAATACCGCACATAAAAGTATTGCAAGCGATATGTATAGTAATCTTGATGAGCTATACAAAGCTACAAAAGAAACCAGTATAGTTACAAAAGAAACACCTATTGGAATATTGGGTGCTGGTGGACAAATGTTGAGTAAAAAAACTCAGCAGAAAGTTGTTAAAGAGGTTTTGCCAGTTCCAACTAAAGGCATCAAGACTGTAGTAAATAAAGTTCTTAAATTACAAGAGGAGCTTAAAGGGGCTACCATGGGAGACTATGGCTCATCCTTAGTTAATTCTATTAATAAAATATCTAAAGATGGATTATCATTTAAGGCTGCTCAAGAGCTAAGGTCAGGATTATTGTCTAACATTAGAGGACTTAGTACCAAGACTGGTGAAGGCAAAACAAAGAAACTAATGACTGATCTTGTTACACAAATTGATATTGCTATTGAACAGGGAGCTAAGAAGACTGGGAACAAAGAGTTTGTTGCTCAGTGGCAAGCTGCCAATAAGTTCTGGAAAACAGGCAAGAAAAACCTAGATGACAAATTTATTAGCAATCTACTTACTGGTAAAAATGCAGAAGCAATCGGTGAAACTGTATTTGCAAATGGTAATGTAACACAAATCAGAAAAGCTAAAAGAGCATTAGCTAAAGCTGCTAGTTTTACTAAAGGTACAGATAAAGCTATTAATTTCAGTACCACTTGGAAGAAGATGCAAGGTGGTTATTTACATAGCATTGTTGGTAAAGCAGCAGACCCTAATACTGGTGAAATATCAACTAGCATTTTAAGAAATTATCTTAAAAAGGGTACAAAAGAATATAGAACTTTTAATAATGCTTTTTCAAAAGAACAGCGTGGTGCTATCAAAGACTTTATAAAAAATCTTGAAGCAATGCAAAGACGACCTAAAGCTGCTGGTGAGTTTATGGTTACTGTACAACAAGGACAATTAATATTAGGTGGACTTGGTGCTGTACAAGCATATCAAACAGGTGAAATACCTACAGAGCTAGGAACTTTGACAATTTCCCCATACATTTTATCCAGATTGTTAACTAACCCTCGTTCAGCTAAATTATTAGCAAAAGGAATGAACTTAAAAACTGGTGGCTATCAATCAGGCGCTGTGTTAGCTAAAATTATGGCAGATATTTATGATTTAGACCCATTTAAAGGAGAAGAGTAATGGCAAGAAACCCAAAAACTGGTGATTTAATGACCAAAGAAGAATTAAGAGAAATAAATCGTCAAAGGTTTATGGATGCCTTAGCTAGAGGTGATTTATATAATACTGGACCGATTACAGAGGAAGGTGCTACATCATTCTCTCCAGATAGATGGGCTGACTATTTTGAAAAGAATCCTAAAGAAGCTCCAAAAGACTGGACTGGCGACTCTGAGTCTTATATGGAACAAGCTAGCACTACACAAGAGTTTGTTGCTGATAAGAGAGATATGAAGTTCTATGAAGATGGTAAGCGTGTAGATGAGCCCACTAATCTTGCTGCTGAAGATACTGGACCAGTTCGTGGTGCTGATAACTCATTCTTAACTAAAGAACAAGAAGACAACTCTAAGGAACGTGCTGAATTACAAGCTAGTATGGCTGAAAAGCAAACTAAGGTAGATGCAAATGAAAAAGATATTGCTAAACATGATTCTACTCTTGCTCAACTAGATAAAGATATTGAACAAATTAGAGCTGAAAAGAAAGCTATTGAAGATCAAACTGACACTACACCTATAGATGAAATGTTTGAAGATGAAGAGAAAGAAATTCAAGCTGAAGAAAAACAAGATCGTATAGATAATGAACAAATGTTCTACGAGTTCTTTAATGAAATGTCTGACGAAGAGCTAGACAAATGGGTTGAAGATATTCAAAAAGATGATGTACCAGACTTTATGCTAGATGCGTTTACTGAAGTTAAGATGGAGCGTGCTGAGAAGACTAGAAAAGAGTTAGACCCTCTAATGGCACAAGCTGAAGCTGATCAAGAAAAGATGGAAGCTGATGTTGAAGAAAGAGATTTTCCAAACATTGCAGCAGGTGAAGGTATGATGACTTTCAAGAAAACTGAAGATGTAGCTAACACTAGTGAGAATAAAGCTATTGATACTATTTTGAATAGTACAAACTTAAACGAGCAACAAGCTGGTATGCTTATGCGTAAATTAAAAGGTATTTGTGATTAAGGAGATATTATGGGTGAAGAAACAAAAGGTGTAACAGCTATAGGTTTAATGGGTGCTAGAGCAGGCGATGGTAGTTTTGCTGTTGCTCAACCAAGAGATATAGACCACGAACAAAGAATGGCACTATTTAATGCTTTAGGTTCGGCTCAAGGTAAGGGTGGTGTACTTAATGCTATGGTTAAGTTTGGCAAAGAAGCTGATGAGATTATTGGCGATCAATTATCAGAAGAACTACCAGACTTCGTACAAGGTATATTAGCTGATCTTAAAGATAGAGGTATTAAGCTTTTAAAAGCACCTAAGCCACTAGACGAAGATGCTGACGATCTAAAGCGCATGAAGTATCTTGATGAAGAGATGTACTCTAAGTAATTAGATTTTCGGAAAGCGCAGTTTTTCCTCAAGTTCAATATGGAAATCTGCGTTTAAAGCAACCAACTTAAAAAAACCTGATCTTGATAATCCATGTCGTTTTGACTTGGCATCAATAAAATTCAAATCGTCTTCATCAATCTTAATGTTAATCTGATGAACAACACCTTTCTTCTTTGACATACCATCCTCTCCGTTATAAATAATAGGTATTATACACTTTAGATATACTACCAATATTTAAAACATCTATAAATTATGTATGGTATATTACTGACTGTGTGGGTAACTACTCTCCTCAAGATAGGTTGAATACTCCATATTTAGTTTTCATCGCCCACACACTTTAATTACAGTAGAGCTGTATTCAATATAAATCCATCAGAGCTGTCTAACCCTTGAACTTCATATTGTTGTCTTAGCTCTTTTTCCTCACGATTTAAACATCTTTGTAGATAATGCTCATAGGCATCATCATAGTTAGAGCCACCTTTAGTAGCACGGTCGGCATAATCTTCTGCTAACTTAATACAAATATCTGTTTTGTTCATGTTGTTTCCTCAAGTTTAATAATAAAAAAGGGCAATTAAGCCCTTGGTTCTCCCCCACAGAGTCTATTCTTGTATCTCTAAGAACTCACACTCAATACGTGGAGCATTTGACCAATACATTCTTGCTCTAAGCATTACTACTTGTCGGTCGTCTTCATAGTATATACCATTTAATGAATCCAGAATAGCCTTACAGTAATTGTCTATATCTGCATTATTGTCGCAAAACTTCCCTTCCTTGGACGATTTCTTTTTCTTTGACCAAGATGTTGGGATTTTCACAAAGAAGTCTAATTTCGCATATATGTTGTTCTCAAGTGGTACAAACTGTATATCATTCAAAGCTATATTCATATCTTCTTTAAATTGTGTATATTTCTTTGGAAAAAAGGTTGACCATCTAGTTACACGTGGTCTTGAAGCTGGTACTGGATTTACATAGAATGTTTTCTTCATTGATAGTGTTCCTCTTCCCCTAAATCAGCTTCATTGCCTAGTAGCTGTAAATCTTGTAATGCTAACTCAAGTTTACTTCTGATAAATTGTTCACGGTCTGAACGTGGATATTCAACTATCTCATTGATCTCATCAAGAAAACCAAGAATACACTCGATCTTTTGTTTACACATATCGTTATCGTGGAATTTCATTTGTTTAAACTCCCCAAGTAAAAATAGCGTTCAATGTACCACTAACTTTTTTGTGTCTTTCAAGTCTTCCGCACTTCTTACATTCCCACCAATGAGTTTGTTTTGTCATAATCCAACCACAATTACAAATCATAGAAACAATCAAAATGATAGTCGTGCTTCCCATCATTTTTTACTCCACCAGATATTTCTTCACCACAAACACGACAAACCTTAACCCATTGGTTATCCCTTTCATCATCGTGAAATTCTGTGTAACTTGCTAATTCTTCGTGGAACTCACCTAAGGCAATATCATTAACATCAACAAACGAGTATCCTATTCTTCGTAAAAACGAACCACAGTTTTCTAACTGCTGTAGAATTTCTTTGTTTGGACTTTCTTTTTCTAAATCTAGTTCTTTCATTGTTATATTTTCCTATTGTTCTATACTAATCATACACTAAAGTCTAACCATTCCATAGGTTTAGCACTGCTTTCTTCTAACCATTGTTGCGACCACTCATGCCACCAAAACTGGAACATACCCTCCCATTCCCCGTTACGTTGCTTGTTTACATAGATAAAGCCATCTGGGTCATACTCATTAAACTCTTTACCTTTTTCCATAGCATCTTTCTTTACAGCGTTTCTATGAACAATCAATACATTATCAGCAAGGTCTGTAATCTCTCCAGCACCCTTGATTGAGAATTTATCGGGTACAAAGTTCTTTTGAGAATCTGCTGGTTTTCTCATGTGATTAACCAAGTGAATATGAATATCATAATGTTTGGCAGCCCAACACAATGAATCAACAAACTCTTTCTGTGCCTCATTGCTTGACTGGTCAACACCACACTTAACTAATGAATCAATCATAATGTGCTTGATACCTTGTTCTTGAACAGCCCAGTGAATCATTCCGATTATCTTGTCTGACTTAACAGTTCCAGTTTGATCATAAATCCATAGGTTCTCATCTGTAATATCTTTAAACTCATCAGCAAACTCTCCGTTAGGTTGCTCTTTACCCGATGCTTGTCTAAGCATACGGGCAATAGTTTGTCTTGGTTTCATTTCCATACTAGCAATTAACACAGGTGTATGACGCATTAACCACAAAGCAACTTGACCCATCACTAATGATTTGCCATTACCATTAACACCAGCCCATATAGTCAACTCACCTTTTCTAAATCTAAACTTGTTTTTAGTTTTACTCCAAGGCATTGCATCACCAGTGGCACTGATACCGTTACGCAATATATCCATAGCTTCATCAACAAAATCACTAGCTGGTCTAATACTTTGTCTTTCCTTTTGAGCAATGTAATCTCTAAAGTCCTCATCTTTAATAATATTCATAATGCGTTACTCCAAAAAGGTTTATCACTAGACCTGTTGTTTTTATTATCTCTCTGTTCCCAAGTTCTGACAGTTGCTTTCCAGTCTTTAACTTTTTGACCATTTGCTTTAATCCACCCTGACGATTCAAAATAATCAACAAAGGTTTCAGCATCTATTGTGTTTTTTCGTTCTTTACAATAATCAGCAACTTCTTCAACTGTTGGTTTTTTAAACTTTCGTACGCTATTAGTAGAAGTAGAAGTATTTAAAGTAGTAGTAGTAAGTATAGTAGGGTCGTTAAGAGTTCGTGACGAAGTTCGTACGAAGTCGTCAGCACCATACAGTTCCTCATCTGATAAAACAGACTTACTATTTGCTACTATTTTCTTGTTTAACTTGTTAACTTCTTTTATTAACGAAAGGTATTGTTTTTCAGTTACTTCAATAGAATGACTAATTGGATTTCTACTAGAGCTATAACCAAAGAACAATGTAAGTTTGTATGTTAGTTTGGTAGTATTGTGCGTTAACAATGATTGTAAACTTGCACCAGTATATTCATCGATACTATATTCTGTGTGTTTCAATATGATGTTGTTAATCATTTAGACACCCTCTTAGAAAATAATTCTTCAATAATATAAGAAATTTCTTCTTTAGCAGAGTCACAATCAAGTTTGTAGTCCACATCGTTTATATAATTTGCTATTGCCAAATCAAGACACGCTCTTGCATAATGCTCTTTAGGTGAATAGTGTTTGTGCTTCTCTACCTCTAGCGAGTGAGAGGCATTAGATATGTTTTCTCTTAACTTATCAAAGTTAAAGTTTGTTATAGTTGTTTTCATCTTCTTGTATTCCTGTGTGTGAATTTAAAACATTAGCAATAATGTCTTGTTCAAGCCATCGATAGTGTTGTTTGATTGATTTAGCGAAAACTGGCGGTATGTCGCCTAAGTCGTCTAAAGTCTTGGCAATGTATCTACCAACTAAACGGTTCACTTCTTTTGATTGATTTGTCATTCCTGCTATCCTGTGTTTACCCTAAGGTGTGGTGATTGTAACATACTCAACCTCTACTTTTGATTGATTGTTCAACTAACCAATCACACTTAACTTTAGCGTTAGTAGTAATTGCATCATTCATAATATTTAGAATGTATTTGTTAATTTCATTGTTAGAGCCAAGTAAATGCTCTGTATTGAACTTTCCTCTATGACCCGATATATCTCTCATCATTTGATAGATATGCCTTGTACGGGCAAATTTGAAGTCTTGAGGTACTAAATTCTTTAACTTTGCTGTTGATATTGTTCCAGCAAATAACATAGCACCAAGTACATCACGTTCTAGTGATAACTGTGTGTTTGGTATTGGTAAGTAGGCATCAATATTATCATTGATATGTTGTTGTTCTGACTCTGATAGGTCAGAAAAAGGGATATATTCCCCCATAGAATTCTCCTTGTTTAATTAATATTCGAGTACCTTTATTTGTTTTGTTGAATGGTGGGGTAATTAATCCCACCTTGAATATCAACCAACAAAGGCAAGTGTATTATATCATATAGACATCATTGCCAATCTAAACATCGGGTCGTTAATAGGTCTTTCAGCGTAAATCTTTTTATTCATTAACGCTTCCCCATTGCCCCATTCTAATAGATTAAACACTTTGGTTGGGTCAGTATAAGTACACAGTTTATATCGTGCTGAACCGATACTCATACCAGTCTTTTCTGCTAGTTCACATGATGTTATCTTTGTGCCATCATCAAGAACATAGACCTTGTTATAACGAGTACCACCAGTTCTATATACCTTTTGTGCAAAGATACGTTTGTGGTCATCTGTTCTACATAATCTTGTTCTTGCTGTGGTTAATGAACAACCAACTTTTTTTACTACATCTTCAACTGTAACAAACTCTCCGTTGTTCAATAGATATTTCTTTAGCTTTGACATTATCTCCCCCGAGCTATATTAAAACGGGATTGGGTCTTCAAAGCCACCAGTTTGTGCAGGTGCTGACTCTGGTTTAGGTTCTTTCTTTTGAATAGAAAAAGCCAATGCAGGGGCTTTAGGATTTGCACCCTCTTTACGCTTCCAAGCATTAACCCAGTATTCCACACCATCAACATTTAAACTGCCTTTAAAGTCTGGGTGTGTTTCCGACTCTTTATCTTTGTTAGCCCAAATAGAGCCTCTGTTTGTATTATCAAAATCTGCCATTTTTATTACTCCTTTTTGATTGTTATTGTTTTTGATACAACTTTGTCAGCGTAACTGAAAAGCATATCCTCTTTTATTAGATAGGCATCTTTAGAACTCGTATCTCCACGAGATGTAAAAGACTTCATATCTAAATTGTTTAGGACAATACAGTCCTTAATTCTTTCGGGCTTGATGAACGCATATTTGTAATGCGTAACAAACACCCAGTAATGAGCCTTGGTTGTAGATAAGGCTGATAGTTTATTATCCATTCTAACCTCCACTACAATATTTCCAGTTTCTCTACTCTTATGATCTAATTTAACTTCTATTCCTTGACTGGTTTCGGGTACAAATATATCGTATG